CCTTGATTTCTTCAGGTTGTGCCGTCAAGTCAATCAAGGTCCTGTTGCGTTCATAGTCATCCAGCACACGATGTTCCGCACCGTCGGGATCTGACCAGCGTTGCAACATCATGTTGTTCCAGTTGTAGCCTTTTTTGTCTTTGTCCGCAAACGCTTCCTGGAGTCCAACCTTGTTCTTAGTGCCCTTAGTTCTGACACCGGGATACGCTGAGAAGACGTTATCCGAGCTATCTCCTCGCATACACTTTTCAAAGAGTAGCCATTGGGGGTTCGGCGTTGACTTAGGTTCCTTAGTTTTCTTATCGATAACCGCTTTGCCTTTGGCATCAAAAATTCCTTCCGTAGTGATCAGTTCGTCGGTGATTCCATTGTACTGCCGGACATTGGGTGCTACTAGTTGAACAAAATCAGTGTCACTGCTGACTATGACATGTTCGTCTTGAGGATGTAGTGCGATCCAGCGAGCTATGATATCGTCGCCTTCGGCTGTAGCACAACGAATCACGCTACAGTTGGTTTTTTCACTCAAGTATTTAGTCAAATTATCATAAGTTTCCCAAAACATTTTATCTTCTTCTGCTTCGGCTTCTGTGAGTGCTTGACGAGCCACAGCACGGTTAGCTTTATAGGGCTTGTACAGATCTTTGCGCCAACTTCGTCCTTCCAGGGCAAATACCATGTGATCGGCTTCAAAACGCCGGGCCATTTTGTTGGCAGCCATGAGTGTGACGTGCAGGGCAAAACCCACTTTTTCCCAGGTATCTGCGGCACGGAATGCACCGTGCCGGGCACGGAAGAAAAGATTTGCGGTATCTACGAGAACATATTTCATGTTGTTATTATAACATGATACTGATCAAAGGTCAATCAAATAAACCGGTTGGATATGATATAGTTTAACATAAACCGGTGAAAAATTGAATGCCCGTCTCGGCCAAAATGCCAACTATTGGGCGCAACTGTGTCTATACCACTGGAACGTATTATGGCATCATAGGTTGATTTGGTATCATAAGGTCCAATATAACTAGGGCCCCAATCCTGTCGATCGGTTATTTGTGAAAAGTCGTTATTGCCATTGAAAAAAATATGACGTATGTTTTGAGCAACTAATTCTTGATGAAATGTCCAAATTTCAGTGTGAGCCTCTTGGGTTTTTTGTTTCCAGTTGATATCAATAATATAATTGCGATATCTTTCTGCGGCTTCTGAAGGCACACTGTCGGTGCCGCTGGCACCCACTTGATAATATACGCCATCGTACAGCCACTCCTCGCGTTCCCAGGTGCTCCACTGAATTATTACCAACCTGTCGTCATAGGCCACTTGTTGACGTAACCATTCTCTTGTGGTGCGCAAGATCCTGGTGTTGGAGCTGGCACTTTCGGCTGCACAATGAAATCCTGCTTTGATTGATTTACTGAGAAGGTGACCCCAACTTACAGCCAAGTTGGCTGGATGTGGTGTCCTGCCTAGACAGCCCAGCGCCGGATCATCTTCGGCAAAGGCGCAAGGGTTGACAGCTTCTGCACCGGCTGTGTGGCTGTCGCCGTTGACAAATAATATCATCTCAATATTTTTTCTTTGTTCATGTAATCTATCAAGAATTTACCCCAACAAATTTGTGCTGCCTGATTATAATGATAACAGGCATCAGGTTGATATCCTTGTTTCTTTAAATACCAAAAGTAACTTAAATCATTTTCATAGGGCCCAATAAAATTGTTACCCCAATCAAATCTTAGGTCTGAGTTGTAAAGTGCTTCATGTTGGAACGGCATTAACGCATTGAAAAATAAATGTTTTACATTTAACTTTTTTAAAAAACAATGCAGGTCAATGATTTCTTGATGTAATTTTTTTGATTTATCTACTTGACTAATAGCGTCTTTATCTGCTACCCAATGCATATACTTTTCTTTTAATTCATCTGATACCTGATCTCTTCCACTGGCATTGACTTGATAATACTTATCTTGGTAGAACCATTCCTCTCTTTCCCAACTAGTCCATCCAATTACAACAAAATAATCACAGGCATTTTGCACATGTTCATTGAAAAATTCTATTGTTTTTCTTAAAATTCTAGGATTACTGCCGCCGTCTTTGGCCTCATTGACCATATCACAAGCCAGATGAGTTTTTAGTTGTTCGGTCCAAAATTTACCATGGCTGGAAGAGTTACTATCACCGTTTACATACAGGATCATGACACTTCACTTCGACCATCACCTATGTTACGGCTTTTGACCACACGATTGGGATTCATGGCCTGTTCCTGCTCCCAGGTTTCTAACACAACGTTACGGCACACAGCCTGGAACCAACGGTCCACAATGTCGTTGTCGGTGTCGTCGGGTTTCATCTGATATCCAGCTCGTACTAGATTGGCCACAAACTTTTCATTCCAGTCCAGTTCAAAACTGCCTTGGTGCAGGTTGTTGGGATCTACTTCCATGCTGAGCATGGCTACATAGGGTTCTCCACGCTCGGTAGCCAAATCTTTTTCTGATTTCTCTTTGGGCTTGGGTGCTTCTTTGACTTTGGGTTTCTTTTTACCAAAAGTATTTTTTAAATTGTCAAAAAATTTCATTTGTTATTCCTTTAGTTGCCATACAAGATGTTCCTGGCGATCGTGCCAGTGTTCTTCTACCAAGGGCGTGCCCGGTCCGTGCCATACTGCACGTCCACGGTAAGCCCGGGTTCCAGGCCATAATCTGCGACCTGTGATCTCACAGCGTTGTGGCCATATTACTCGGCACAACTGCCATTCAGCTCGTATGTAAAAACTTCCATTGAGCTGATCTATACGTTCTGGAATGGGACTCATGATCTGCGGGTGTTTCCATAGTGCAACACAGTCACGCCCGGCATATTCACAGGCAATCTTCGCCAAGGATCCACAATCACGCTGCCAGGTTTAATACTGTAATAAAATTTGTCGACATGATCTCCGGCAACATAGTCATAGGTCACTGAACGATTGTGGGCCATCAACACCACAGCTGGCTGATCAAAGTCAATGACCACATCTTGGGTGTCGTCGGCCAAAGGGTCCACATATCTGATCTGATGACCTGCTTGCGTGACATAGTGGCCAATCAAGGTCGAATAACTGCCAATACAGTAGGGCACGTCTGGCTTGTAGGCCTTGCCGTGTATGATGATGGGAAGATTGTGTTTGACAGCTTGTGCTACTAAAAAATCAGCTAGATTACAAGCCTGCTGTTCTCTAGCCTGCATGATTGTGTCAAACATGTCATAGCCAATGTTGTATTCTTCGGCCAACCAACGCAGGGCTATGTTGTCTCTGGGGTGGCAGGCACCTGCATCGCCCATGCCTGCGGTCATGTACTTGGATCCCATGATGCGCTGGGTACTACGTGCCAAAGCATTGGTTACAACATCCACGTTGATGTTGCCTATACGCTGGGCAAAGTCTTGTATCATGTTGACCAGACCCACTTTGGCACTGATAAACGTGTTGTAGAATATCTTGATAGCTTCACACTCTTCCCAGGTTCCTATTTCAAAACGGGGATTGTTTTTGACCATGGGTTGGTATAGTTTAACCAGTTCTTCAGCCAGTTCAGTGCGGCCACCATGCTCGGTTCCGATCATGATCATTTCCGGATTGACCATGTCCCACTTTACACTGCCCATGGCTATGAGATAAGGATTGTATAGAAACTGATGTTGTTTGTTCAGCAGACCTGCAAAATGCTGTCTGGTAGTGCCTGGTAACACTGTGCTGATCAACACAACACGTTTGGAAGTGGTGGCATAGTGATTGATCTTGGTCAAACTACTCTGCACAGCTTCATGAATAAAATCTTTGGGAGGCATGTGACTGCTAGGAACACTTCCGTCGTAGCCCTCCAAATGTGGAGTAGGCACTGCTACAAATATCCAATCGCTGGCTTGCACCACTTCTTGAATGTCACACACTTTTACAGTGTTGCTGGTGCGTGGAACAATGTCATGCCCACGAACTGTGTAATGTTCGGCAAACACCTCTGCAGCATCCATGCCCAGTTTTCCTAGACCAATAAACCCAATGTTCATTTGCCCCATCCGTTACCCCATAAGTCTACGTGCAATCTTGGACTGTAGTTCCATCCATGCTTGACACAAATGTCTGCTATGCGTAATTTGTTTCGGTCGTAGGGTTCAACTACTCCACCTTGTGGCATTAAATAAATTTGTCCCGTGAATCCACCAGCACGGAAAGCATCTGTTGCCTTGATTGCTTCTGTGATATGCTCATCTGTTTCAACAACAAACTTGAGATATGTGTGACCAATGTCTTGATAGCTTTTAATAATGTCTGGACAGATAGCATCTTCCCACTTTTCACCTGACGCACTTAGCTTTGCACTTACACTAAATGTTAAATTATTATAACCACGTCTTTTATATTTGGGATTCAGTGTCCAATCCAACAACGTGTGCCTAAAGTCTACGTGAATCTTTTGTGTGCCGTTGGTCTCAAATGTAATATTACGCAGATCCTGCATGCGTTCATGACTCAACAATTCTGTATATGCACGTTGCCAGCCCAACAAAGGTTCTCCACCGGTAATCACAAGATGCACATCGTTGCCATTGTTCTGTTGCCACATATTGTTGGGAGTCAGTGTCAACATGCGTTCTACCAATTCTTCTGTGGTCTGTGAGGGACTCAAGTGTTTGTAAGCTGGGTGCCACGAGGCATAACTATCGCATCCGGTCTCTACCAGGGGTAGATCATTAAATGTGGGATACATATGTACCACTTCGGCCACGTCGTCGGCACCTGTGCTCTTTTCGCCGGGCTTGCAACCAAATCCTGCACAGGTAAAGTTACAGCCATAGGTGCGTAAGAACACACTAGGCACACCAACAAAGCGACCTTCGCCTTGCAGGCTATAAAATATTTCACTTACTTTAATTTTCATTCACATCCTCTCGTGGCATATACTTTGCCATGTATTTCAAATCCATTTTGTAACAATAACGGAA